CCCTATCTTGAGGACGTTAGCACCCAACGAATCAGTTGCTACAGTGAGATTAGTATTGAGAGAGGGAGAAGCCCAACTATCAGAGGCGTTCCCCTGCCACTTCACCACTGATCCCAATGTGATATTATGGTTGATGATCCCAAGAGCGTTTATGGTAGTCGCTGATCCCATATCAAACTTGATCCACTCATTAGAAGCAGTGGTACTGCGGTATACCTTACGCACCAGATCATCTTGCACATTAGTAACAGGCAAGCCAGCAGTTGCAGCAGAGGCGGTAACGGTGCCGCTCTTCAGCACATCTGTGACAATAAACCGAACCTTCTCAGCCATTAGTTTATCCCTGTTCGTAATACTCGTTGATCCATCTGGAACTGACCATAACGGCTCTCTCTTGATAAGAAGTTACGGATATGGGTGTCTAACACCGGGACAGCCTCTTCGCGCAATAGACGCAAGATACCCTCATCGCCATTGCCTTGGATGATGAAGGTGTTTGATATACTAACACCACCGCCTCTATCCATCGCATCGGCTTGCCCTGCGGTCAATACTCGTTCGCCACCATGTAGCATAGCAGGAACGCCTACTGACTCAGGACCAGGCACGCGATCTAATCCACGACGAGCCGTAAAACCATAGCCCATCATATTCAAGTTCCAGAATGCATCACTCTGCGCTTGCGTAAAAGACCCTGCGGCTGGACTCCCAGCTACAGTCAAAAGCAATCCTCTCGCAGGTTCACTACCAGCAGATATTCCCCTTGAAAACAATTCATCAAAAATCTGGGTAAAATTTGACTTGACGAAATCAGACCGCATCACGCCCTTGGGTATACTGTTGCTGCCTAGCGCGTTCGATAGGGTTGTTACTGCTTGATTCAAAGATGCCGCAGGACTGCCAGCCGGGCCGTCGGGATCATCCGGTCCTCCTACCGCAGGAGTAGTAGAAGGAGAAGTGACGGGCGGGACAACGGGCTTAGATGCCCCATCAGGGTCGATCCCTGGCGTACCACTGGGAACTATTGTAAAACTGGAGCCAGGGTCGACCGCACTGCCACCACCTGCGCCCGTTGCTGCACGCCCCCGTAAGGCAGCGTATTCTTCCCCTCCAACAAGCAAGTTCAATCGGGCTATCTCATCAGCAAGCGGCCCGGTTGTTCCCTCTAAAAAATCCTCATTATTCATTAGGTTAACTAAGTCAATAGCATCTTCCATTGCGATACCAAGCGATGAAGCAAAAAGATCCGCTGTTATCATAACGCGGTCAAGCGTATCTGTTGTTCGCGCAAAGGCTCCCATGCCTAAGCCATCTTCAAAAACAGTTGATATATCTCCCTGTAGTATGGAGTCCCGCAATTGGCCGAGAATATCCATTCGTTCCTCTGGACGGCCTGGGGTAACACCCTTAGATAGCGCCTGGAACATATTGAAACCAGCAGCAATAGCCGCCATAATTCCCCCAATGGCGTCACCTGATGCAAACTCAAAAACAGCCTTTACACCACCAGCCATTGCACGACCTATGCTACCGCTTATCCCAAATGCACCCGCAATGGATGTGGCAAGAACTTGAGTCCCGAACAGCGATCCAACATTTTCAACGATTCCTTGTCCTATTGAACCAAGAGGACCAAATGCCTGTTGAAATACATTTTGATCATCTATATTAATCTCGGGTTTAATTTCTGCTATCAGCGGGCTATCTGATATGCCGTCTGTAAAACCAGGAGGAGAGTATGTCTCAAAATCATATCCCATCGGCTGCTTGGCAGCAGTATCATACATCCCACCTAAGCTAAATCCCTGCCCCCTACGTGCAGCATTATAATCAGCAAAGGACCAATCATACCCCATCGGCTGCTTTGCCGCAGCTTCGTACATTCCCTCTAAGCTAAATCCCTGCCCCCTACGTGCAGCATTATAATCAGCACCAGACCAACTATAGTCCATCGGCTGCTTTGCAGGAGTATCAAACATTCCACCTATATCAAACCCTTGTCCTCGTCGCGTAAGACTATAATCAGCACTACCCCAATCATATTTCATTGGCTGCGTAGCTAAGGTATCATACATCCCCGTGATACTAAATCCCTGCCCTATCCGCGAAGCACCATAATCGGCACTGGCCCAATCATACCCCATTGGTTGATCCGCTACCGTATCATACATCCCCTCTAAGCTAAATCCCTGCCCCCGCCTGGCCGCATTGTAATCAGCGAAGGACCAATCATATCCCATCGGCTGCTTGGCAGCAGTATCATACATCCCACCTATGCTAAACCCCTGCCCCCTACGTGCAGCACTATAATCAGCACCAGACCAACTATAGTCCATCGGCTGCCACGCATTTATATCATACGTACCATCGGCCTTAAATTCTGGCACCTTCCCCGATAACGAATACCCCGCAAAGGTGTAGTCCATCGGTTGCCATGCCAATATATCTTCCTTGAATGGACCACCGCCCACATCGCCAAACCCCTGATTATCAAGGGCTGGACGATACTGCGCAAACGACCAATCGACACCTTGTGCTACGCTCGGCGGCAGTAAGCCAACAACCGTATCTTCCTCAAGCGGATCATAATCCCAACCGACAAACTGTTTCAGTTTACCAATCAATGCTTGGTAAACATCTTTCCCCCAAGTCTCATAATTCCACTCGACAAACTGTTTCAGTGGCGCTATGAGTACCTGATAAACCTCCTTACCCCATGTTTCATAATTCCATTTCACAAACTGCTTTACTATACCGATAAGCCCCTGATATACATCCTTAGCCCATGTTTCATAGTTCCACTCAACAAACTGCTCAAGTGTCTTGAGCGTAAAATCAGCCATGCCATTGGTGATAGCAGCCTTCAATCCCTCTGCCGCACTATCGCCCATATCATCGCCAAAGGTCTTAAACTTATTCAGCAAGCTCTGCTTCTGCGTCAGGGAAGCAATAGTATCCGTCAGCGATTCCTCAAAGGCATCCTGACCCTCAGAGGTTGGTTGAGCAAAGACACCGAACATCTCTCCCCGTAATCGCTCTATCTGTACCACGGCAGACGGAGGCAGATCCCTGGCTAATGCGGCATCAAAGATTGAACTCAACTCATCCTTGGATGCTTCTGCTAATCCTCCTCCTCTGGTGAGTGTCCCAAGGTCCAAGCCTGGGATGCGTCCCAATAGGTCTTCCAATTCCTTGGCTGCTTTATTAGCTTCCTTGCGCTCCTCATCACCAAAGAGAAGATCACCAAAAGCGGACTGAACGCCCCCTCTGAATGTCTGGAGTCCTTGTGTAGTAGCGCGTTTGACTATATCAAAAGAGGTGCCAATAGCATCAGTGAACTCCTTTAGACCCGCCGACATAGCAGGGAACACACCCGAACCAGGAAGCGTGAAGAATTGTTTTATATTGTGCGCTAATAGCCCCCATCTTCCTGCACCATCAGGAGGAGGGTCAAATACCTTCTCCCAGTTGACATCCTCAAAGAATTCATCGGCTTCTTGTATTCTTTCAAAGCCGTACTCAAACTCATCGAACCATTCGCGCATATCAGTAGTATCCCAGATATGCGTAGGGAAGAAGTCCTCATCCTCAAAGAAATCAGCCGCATCGCCAAAACGAGAAAACAATTGATCTGACTCAGCATTGAAATCGCTTAGGACGTCTTTGAATTTCAGTACTTTTTCAGCACCCTTGGCAATAGACTCGGCAAGTAGTTCAGCCGCCGTTTTCTTTGGAGGAGGTGGATTAAATATCAACTCCCAATCCTCGTCCTCCATTATATCGGCAGCGCTTCTTAGATCATTGAATCCGTCATTAAATGCCTTGCTCCACTCGCGAATATTGATAACAGACTCATTGCCCATCGCCTTAGAGATTGCTTTTTCGCGATCCAATAACCCCTTGAACTTATCCCAAAGACCTGCCCCACCATCGGTTCCCCTCACGCCCTGGAATAGCTGAGACTTTGCCTTGGTTTGATTCTTCCCGGTGCCTAACGCCTCTTCGCGTCCCTTGAAACCGAAAGACAGATCGACCTCAGAGAGATCATCCAGAACATTGGCGATATCCGTAAGGAGGGTAAAGAGCCTACCGCTGGCGTCAAATGTCTCATCCAGCTTGCCAATAAAAACCGTGAATGCATTAGTGACAGCAGTCCATCCCTGTGCTATGGTACCACCCGTCTTGCCGAACTCCTCAGTTAGCTTGGGCGCTTGTTCCAGTAGGGCAGTAGCTAATATCTCGGAGGTAATCAAACCCTGCGCAGCCAACTCCCTCAGTTCGCCGCTGGTGATTCCCAAAGCACTGGTCAATGCCTCCATTAGCCGGGGTGCTTGCTCCATGACTGAGTTAAGCTCATCGCCCCTTAATGTACCAGAAGCCAATGCTTGGCCGAACTGAGTGATGGCGCTTGCTGCTTCTGAACTACCAGCACCTGATATAACGAACGCCTGATTGACCGTTTTAGTAATAGATAACAGCTGTTTCTGTGTCAACCCTAACGTCTTGGTGCTTCGTGCCAAGCGCGAATATAAGCCTACGGTACTAGATAAATCCTGTCGCGTCTCCTGAGCTAATCTGAAGAGTTTGGCCTGGGTAGATGCAAGCTGGTTCGCGCTATCGGTAACAAGTTTTAGTTTATTATTTAAATTAGTCCAAACATCAACATACTCGCTGAGCAACTTCAAGGCAGCCACAGTGACAACACCCGCCAAGACCCCTTTTAATTGCTTGGCAGTATCACCGGCACTTTTAAGCTTCTTATTAGCCTTCTCGCCCTCATCGCCAACGCCCTTTAGGGCATCAGATACCTTACGGAAAGCAGCAGAAGCATTATCCTTGGCACCTATGGTAATCGTTACATTCTCGTTCGCCATTCTACCCCTGTTTACCCTGTTGTACCGCCTGTTGATGCGATCTGGCTAACTCTTGCGCTCGTTTATTCTCATCTTGTTGCTCTGACTGTATACGATAAAACTCTTGCTCGATCAGACTAAAGGCCCACATCGTCCAGTTATCTTGCTCATAGGGCGTCCCATCTATAGGATAGGCCGTCCTCTGTAAACCCCATCCAGCCATACCGGGCACCCTTGTATAGCACATAAAGAAAAGATCCAATGTCTCCCATATGGAAAGTGGGACTGCCGAACAGGGGCACTCCCACGATCCATTCTCTCCCCCTAAATCATACAGCGGGAAACTGTTTAGCTTCTCAGCTATGGGGATATGCTCATCCTTGCAGTTGCGCTCTACTTGTCTTCCGTCTCGGACACAGGCTCCGCAGTCGTATCGCTGGCCGGATTCTCTTGCCCTGAGTCCGAGGGTGAGTTTTTTACGTCTTCCTCTGACCCCGTTGAAGCATTCAATACAGCGCCGAAGATCTCAGCAAGTAGCTCCATATGAGAAGGCCCAAGCACATCAAACAGTTTCACCGCATCAGTAATGGGTTCACCATCGACGGTGATGTTTTCATAATCCTTGGTATACTTCTCCAATACATGCTTGATAAGACCCCAGTGCTGGTCAACGGCATCCAAGTCTTCTACATCAAACTGTAACCCCGCCATGACATTTATCTTCGTGTCTCGCTGAACAGCAAAAAGATCTTCTACGGACAACGGAGCATAGGTCAGAGCGATTTGTTCGGAGGGAGCAACCTCACGATTGCCCCCCCACTCAGGAACATACTTCTTATCTTTCAACGACAGCTTAAGAGCCATGCAACTCCTTTAAATGAGCCACTATCCCCAGTGGTTAGCGGATACGCATCAGCAGCGAGTCATTGCCATTAGTTCCATAAGCCCTACCCGTCAGGGTAATACGAGCCATATCATTGTCGGCAATGTCGGGACCGACCATATCCCATTTGGCTTTCTTCATAACGAATGTGACCGTCGCCCCGGTATTCTGACCAATATTGACGCGAATATCAGAAGCAGTATTGTTATACATCCCACCCAACAGAATATTGGTGTTGAGCTTTTTCATATACATATCGAGCGAGAAGGTTACATTGCGCTTGCCCTGCCTCAAGACCTCAGAAGCCGAATCGGTCCCCACCTCTTCATTGAGCAACCCACGGTTATCCTCAAAGGTGATACGTCCACCCAGATGTTTAACAGCCACAGCAGAGCCATCCAGCGAGAGCATACCCATCCTGGCGTGAATAGGACTGCCTGTAGTGGTCCCTGTGGGATTGTACGGAATCATAGCAGAGGCTCCGCTATGCGTATTATCCAGCGTCTCGGTAAAGATAACTTGGTTGGTAGTTAGGTTGACAGAATCAACCATGATACCAGAGCCACCCGCCGTCTCAACAACGTCGGTATTGAAATACAACTGCGAGCCACGAGTAAAGTTATACTCGCCATTGGTAGGCATAGTGACATAATTGGCATCTGTGGCGATAGTAGAGTCGGCGTCGGGATTATACGTCGAATTGCCGGTAAAGCCCCACTCTTTAGCCATACCCGAATAGACTACCTGTGCTTGGTTATTATGGCCCTGATTACCCCAGGAGAATTCTACCTTGTTACATATGGCTCCCATGACATGCTCTTGGAAACTGGCCTGAGAGGCACCACCACCCCTGACACCACGCCGAATAGTCAGCGAGGTAGTATGAGCAGTTGCCTGGAGATACTCAATAGCCGTAGTGCCAAAAGAGAGATGACCAAAAGCAGCTTCCAGCAAGTGCGTATCATCAGGTTGTATCGTCACATTACCCGATGGTAAGAGTAGCTTGGTGATCTCCCAATCAGCCGACTTGCGGCCTGTCACCTGTTCAAGGAAGTCGCTCGACTCAGTGCGATCATCCCTGTTCTCGCGCTCCTGTGCGGGAGTGAACGACTCCGATAGCGTCAGAAAAGCATCCGTGGGAGTGGCCTTTTGTGGCGTCCCATAGGTCGTTTCCTTCATTGCATAAAGAACTACTTGACTACCGGGAAATAGAGTGCTCATTACTGATCCTCCTTGGTGATTTTAGGCAATGTCTTGACCGGCTTGATCACCGGAGCCACTACCTCTTTGATCTCAACAAATAGACGGTTGGGCGCTGTGGGCAGCTCAACCACCATCCCATATTCAACTGCACCTATGCCGATGCGCGTAGGTGCTTTCCCCTCATAACGATACTTGGGCATTCTAATCCCCCTATTCTGTTAATGTTTCAACTTGAATGATCAACTGTGCCTCTTGCAAGAGCGCATGTTCACCGAACTGTAGCTCGCCATATTCTTTGGACATTTGTATAGTATCCTCCACGGTGCTATTGAGTTGCGGATCTGCGTCCAGCACTTCAGAGATACCCCGTATGGTTCGGATCGTTCGACGCTTAAGATCCTCCTCCCCTAAATTGGCGGTGAGTGCAATAGAGATGGTTAGTGAATGGTATTCTATACCATACCGCTGATCGCCTGTGAAGGGCGATTGGTTGGTTGTATCGGGTATGATACAACAGATGGGAAACCCCGGTGGCTTGCGTAGCTCGCTGATGAAATAGTTTTCGTTGGGTATATCATCAAGGGTGATACTATCCCCATATTCTATATCCAACAAATCCAGCTTGGCCGGGAGATCCGCTTTTAGCACGATGGCTATCTTATCTGATACCCAGGATATGTCTTTCTTGCCAGCCATTAAGGTCTAATCCTACTCTTAAAGTTACTACGCTCAAACTGTCCCGATTCGATCACATATTTCTGTATCAACTTGACCCATGTTTTTCTCTGCGTATTGGTTATCCTGATTGGCTCTCTCTTGGGTAGCTTATTCTTTGGAACGCCCCGCTGGTGATACTTGGCATACGGGACTTTTGTGCCTATCTCCATCCCTAATTTGCGGGGTTTAAAGATGAAGTTCTTATCACTGCGACGAGTGAGTGAGTCCTTTAGATCGCCCTTGCGCTGGAGAATTCGGGTGGAAAAGCCTTTTGATTTCTTCCACTTCACATAGTCAGGATTGAGCGGTGCCCACGCTGCCCATCCCTGCTTTGCTCCCTGCCGACTAAATAGGCTCTTCTCACCCTTAACAAAATCATCGGCTATATCATCCCATACAGGCCGTAAGTCCTTGACGCGCTTGAAGCTGATACCCAATACACGCGCCATCTGCGGCACACCCTCAACCTCAAAGGTGATGCCGAGCATCCCGCCTGTATTAGATAGTTTAGCCATTTAAAAATTGAAATTCTTGGTGAAGGTTGGCCCTGCCTCATTACCGAAAGGACGATGGAAACGATACGATCCCTCTTGCTCATCAGCCCTATGGATGAAAGAAGGCTTACGAGCTGCATTAGGTAGGGAGATCAATCCCTTGGCAAACTGCTCCATCAGGTTATCAAACTGCTCCTGTAGATCCACCGAATGCTCTGACCTTACCTCATTACCCGCTGAGTAAGCAGAGGCTTCTATCTGCGCTCCTGACCCCAGGCTATTCAAACGCCCCAGGATGCGTATAGAGGTTGTATTAGCACTGGCTACGGCTATCTCATACCCCAGGACATCCAGCATACCATTGATCTGTGCAAAGACATCCCTCGTCATCACAAGGGCTTGCAGGCGGGTAGGCTGCGATGCGTTGGAGAGCGTTCTATAAGGTAATAGGGCTTGTATCTGAGAAAATGTGCAATAGCCGTCTACGGATAGCTCAATGTCTGCTGTGGCGTTCAGGCTCATGGAGTCCTCCTTGTCTGAAATAATTTGCGGTGGTTTTAAAATAAGTGAAAATAGTCCTTGCTTTATAGAAAACTATTTATTATATTATAAGTAGAGAGTAGAGAGAGACACACACAGGAGATGAGAAAATGACCAACCGGCAAACCAACATAATCGAAACCTTCAAAAACATCAGCAGAACCTTAAATATAGATATGCCGATGGTTCATTTCAATCCGAAAAGCTCCTCCTCAATGGCAGGTATTTACCAGCCAGCAATGGGCGAAATCACTCTCTTTTTTGGTCACCATGAAATTAGAACTGCTTTACATGAATTTGCACATCACGCGCATTACGAAATGGATTTTGATTCCTACTGCAAAGAGCAGTCGCATGGCAAGAGTTTTAATTACTACTGTGAGATGGTTTGGAAAATCTATAACCAAGCAAATTAATAAAATATGGGGCTTCGGCCCCTTTTTTTATTTTATTATACCTAAAATAATCCTTGCTTTATAAAGTTTAATTTTGTATTATTATAAGTAAGAATTAACCCTCACCCCAACCAGGAAAATAAAATGGAACTCGCAACCCTCCTAATCACCTCCGCAACCTTCGCCGCCGCCCGTTATATGTATAACAACCTCAAGAATCAGTTCGCCTCCGAACGTCGCCAGCGCATCCATCGCCTGTTGGAGAACTAAGATGACAAATAAACAAATTACCCAAGCATATAAGATGGGAAGGCACTTGTTTCTTGAGCATATTACACCCGAATGGGATGCTGTCAATATGACCACCCTCGCAGAAGCCATTGCCCACGAACTACATCACGATGAATGGTTGGATGATGAAACGAGCAAGATATGGGACATTGCCTTTGAGATCGGGGTCGAATACGACGAGCAAAAAGAGGATCTATAGGGACGGCGAGGTCTATTACTCGCTGATAAATAGTGAGATACGCATTTGGCGCAAGCACAACCGCAAGGCGGGTGATTACATCAGGGAGGTATGGAGCAGCCGCCTTGCCAAAGAGGTGCCACCACAAGCCATCATAGCCCGTTGCCCTCCTGAGTTGTGGCGGGTCATAAGAAAGAGGGGATAATGTCAGATAGAATAATGGGACACCAGAAGGTCAAAATGATTGGAAGAGGGCGCAGCGAATACAGCGAGAAAGGTGTATGGCTGGATATTGAACTACCCTCCTCGCTCATCAAGAAGCTACGCAGGGAAGCACAAGTAGAAGAGATCACCATCGGAGAGGTTATAGCTCGTCACTGTGGGCATCTGCCCCGTTATAAGTGAGGATGGAATGGAATCTATTGTTGAGGGCATCAGGTTCTGTGCTTTATCTCTCGGGATTTTGTTTACGTTGGTCAATATTGTAAGGACACTTCGCGGACATAATCTACCCGCTATGAATTTCATCTATCAGACTATCGGCATAACTGTCTTTATCTGGCTTACTTGGTGCAGATAGGAGAATGAACATGAATACAAGGTGTAGACATAGTAGAGCATTCCCTTGGATGAGCGCACAATGGGGTATAATGTGGTGCCCTGATTGTGGAGCAATACGCCAAATCGCCTCCTCGAAACCTGGGGGATTCTACTTTTCAACAAATCATTGGATTTACCCAAGGGGCCATGAGGATGTATGTAAACAATTGGACCGCACCAAAATGAAGGAGGAGTGATGGTAATCAAGGGGGAACGCAGATATAGGCAGCAATATATCACAACCGCAGTCGGTTTCTTGTTGGAAGATTTACAGGCATTTGATGAAGACGCGGAGGTGTTGTTTTTCAAGGTGGTTATACGGCGACCTAAGGGTATGCACATAATGGAATCAAAGAAGTATAAGGAGGATGAATAATGGATGTTATACGTATAACGCTCTTACCTATTATACAGTGGATGGATTGGTTCACCGCTCAGTCCTGGGTGATTATACTATTCCTTCTGCTCAACAGCATTAGCGTATCCTTCACGCATACGTTAAGGGCTTTTGACCATACCCATTGGAGCCATAAGGTATGGACGATTCCCTACTGTAGATGGATGCTTGATAGATGGCGGGTTAAATTTGGCGTAGATCCCCACATAACCAAGATGGACTTCTGCCTACTACCCTCTCTGTTCACTTGGTATCACGTATTCAGCTTTCTCCGCTGGCCCATGATGCTCGTCTTTGTATGGCCGTTGCCGTGGATATGGTGGATTATCTGCGCTTTGGTAGCTCAGTTTATATGGATGATTAGTAAGGATATAGGTCAAAAAGATTGGCCTAATAAGTTCAAGCAGCTCAAGGAATGGATGATATAATGCATGATATACAGATCCACTGCGCGGAGAAGTTACAATATGATCACAGAAAAGGGGGGAATTGTTGGCCTATAATCAAGCGGATAATCAACATACAGAGAGAGTTATCAGACGATCAGCTGAAGCGCATAGTAAATATTATACTTGAGGAGAAGGAAGATGAAACAGAGCAATGTGGAAGAACTATTGACAAAACGGTGTTGTGAACTACAGGCAAGAATAGCCGTATTAGAGGATGCTCTACGACAACAGTTGCCCACCAAGGATGATAAATTCCATCCAAGGTATGATGAGTGGGCTGTTAAGTATAAAAAAGATGCCGCCTATCACGAAGAATGGGGCATCTTTAGCCTGTGGCTGGCGATGGAGGTGTTGAATGAGAAATAGTTGCTTTTGTCTGTTGACTATTATCAATTATTTAGTATATTATAAGTAAGGAATAAATGAAACCTACGGACTATTACAAATACATAGCGTCAAATGAATGGCGCAAAAAACGCAAGGTGCGATTAGAAATTGATAAGAATGAATGTAGGGCTTGTGGACATGACGGATCGCATTATCGCCTGGAGGTCCACCACAAGCCTGAAGCATACAAACGTATTCCAAATGAGTCAGTAGAGGATGACTTGACTACCTTTTGTTGCAGATGTCACGATGTATGGACGGACATAATCCGTTCAGAACGCTATCAGGGCCGTCATACGGATGTCCCAATGGTAGCACTCACGCCCAAAGAGAAGAGGTCTGATTATGGCATGGCAGAAAGCGGAATACAAGCTGACAGGTTGCGCCCCGTTGCTGATGCACAATGGACAGTTGGCCGATCCGTCCAATCCCATCGTCAAGAAGATCAAGGAGATAACGGGCAAGCGCAAGAAGACGGACGCAGACATAGAGGAGATTGCCCACTTGGAGTTCTTGGGAGGCCTCTACCTCGACGCTAACGGCCCTACGCTGGCAGCAGATGCTATTGAGGCTACTATCATCGGAGGAGCTAAGAAGTTCAAGGAGGGTATGGTGGCTAAGTCTGGAATGTTCGTGGAGGACCACGCATCGCTTGAGTATGATGGACCGCGAGAACCCGAAGAACTTTGGGCCACTGAGGAGCATCGTTTTAGTAAGGCGGTTCGTGTTGGTCAAAGCAAAGTTATGAGAATGCGCCCCGTTTTCCCGAAATGGGAATCCACTATCACAGTGAGTTATGAGGACTCCATCACCAATAAATCCAGGGTAGATGATTGGATCACTACAGCAGGGCAACAGGTAGGATTGCTGGAGTGGCGTCCCAGGTTTGGACGGTTTGATGTAGAGGTAGTGTAAATGAATGGGCGCGGCTGGAGCAATCTGGTCGAGCCCATTGAGGTGAGGTGTGGATAGGATAGGCTGGCTAAGGTTTGGCTGGGTCGGCTCTGGATGGGTCCAGTCGGGTTGGGTGCGGTAGGATAAGGCCGGTGGTACATTAAGGTTAGGTTCGGTAAGACAAGGAATGCAAAGGAGAGGTATTGAGAGGTGGGGTCTGGTATGGCCGGGCAGGTAAAGGTGAGGTCTGGTTTGATAGGGTCGGTGGTATATTAGGGTTCGGTTCGGTATGGCAAGGAATGGAACGGATCGCTAAGGTTGGCA